CCTACAACAACTCCTACATCCACTTCTTCTACACCTCCGACAACACCATCACCACCACCACCGCCAGTCGTGATCAGCGGGGGCAGGTTGCCCACCTGCCCTTCGCTCAGGCCTACCATGCCGTCGCCAATCCTTGTTTGCAGCCAATAAAGGGCGCGCAGTTTGCAATCCCTAACAAGTGGCAGGACACCCCGTTGCGTGTCCAGACTGGTGGGCCTCTTCTCGAAGGCTTTCATCCTGTTGTCCCTGACAACGGCTATCACAATTTTCTCGCAGCTTTTCGGAAGCGTTGCAATTACCATTCCGATTCTAGAGCTTCGCCAAAAGTGATCGCTTCCTCGATCCGATTCTTTTCTCTTCTCTGTCCGTCAACGATGTCTTCTTTTGACTGGACTGAGAGCCTTTTCACTGCTTGGAATTCTAAGTTTGGGGCCGAGAAGCAGCGCCGCATGGTTGCCGCCCTCGACCTCTTCTGCACTAGCAACCTCAAGGACTATTCGCGTAAGGAAGTCTTTGTCAAAACTGAGGCCTTGTTAGTGCAGCACAAGCCCAATTGGGCGCCCAGAGTGATTTTTAAAGGCACTGATTTGTACAATGCCCTTTCCGGACCTATCTTCTGCGAGTTAATGCGCCGACTTGATGCTTGCATGCTTGGCATGTCTGGGTCTTACAAGTTCAAGTTGGCATATAAGAAGACTGCGGTCGATTGGGTGCCGCACCTTGACGGTGCGGCGGGGGATTTTGTGGAAAGTGATTTTAGTTCCAATGATAAGTTGCAGTGTCGCGACGTGCAGCTCTTGGAGCTTATGTTGATGCGCCGCCTTGGTACTCCTGAATGGTTCGTCCGGCTTCATGCTCGGACCAACCATTTTGTCGTTGAGAACCGCAAGTTTGGTGTCAAGGCTACCCTTGACAACCAACTACCCACTGGCGTTACTGACACCACTTTCCGCAATTGTTTATGGAATGCCTGCATTCTTTACACTTTCCTTCTAGAGATCAAAGCAGCTTCGGCCCATGCTTTGATCCTGGGAGATGATATGTTAGCCCGCATCGTTGGTCTCAAGCGTTATGCTTGCCGCACGTATGAGAGCATTGCCAAACAAGCACGTATGGATGCGAAAGTTTCACGGCACACTCACCTTGTGCAGTGTACTTTCTTGTCCAAGTGTTTTGTTCCATCCTATTCAGGGGTTCACTTCACTGTGCCTTTGATGGGGAAAAATCTGGCAAAGTTCAACATGCGTGCGAACCTTAACGAGTCTTTGTCTGACCATGCCTATTTTGCTGGCAAAGCAGTGGGTTATGCATATGAATTTCGTTTCATCCCGGACCTTAGGGATATCTTTCTAGCTCGTTTTTCGCACGAGTGGCAATTTATTCAAAGTGACCCCAAGGGTTTTAGGGACGCCGACGCGTTTGTTAGTTGGAATGCCCGTGAAGCTGGCATTACTCTGCGAGGTATACGTGATAAGCTCATTGAGGATCGCGTTGCCACGTATGATGAGTTTCACGGCTTCTGCTACCATCGCTACGGTCTTTCTGGTTATGACGTGATAGAGCTGTTCGAGCTCGTGGTTCTCGCTCCTGGTTCTCTCGAGGACGTGTGGGGGCACCGCGTGACAATGTTAGCCGCTGACTTCGTCTAGGCTTTTCCCGCTGCCGTGATCCAGTGGTTCTGAAGCTTAGCCAGTCCAGCGACTGTAACAGCACTTAGCGTTATGGCTA